GGGCCTGGCGCCAGCATCTGGCGGCGGGACTACAACCTACCTGCGGGCGGATGGGCAATACGCCACGGCGGTCACGAGCGTCGGGCTGTCGGCGCCGGCCGGGTTCTCGGCTGGCGCGGCGATTACCACCAGCGGCAACATCACGCTGAGTTTTGCGGCTGGCTACAGCCTGCCCACCGATGTCAGGCAGGGAGACTGGGACACGGCATTCTCGCAGCGGCGTCAATGGGATGGCGGCAGCCAGCACCTCGATGCTGCGGTAGGCCGGGCCAGCCTGGGACTGGGATCGGCTGCGCAGGCGGCGACGACAGATTTCGTCAGCGCCACCACCACCCGCGCCGCAAACGTCGTTCTGGCGGGGCCGGCGACGGGCGCCGCTGCAGCGCCTACGTTCCGCTCATTGGTGGCTGCAGACCTGCCGTCAACGGCTGTAGCGGCTGGTGCGTATGGTTCTGGGTCTGCGGTTGGGACGTTCACGGTTGATGCCAAGGGCCGGCTGACAGCGGCTAACGATGTCACGATCTCGATTGCCGCCACGGCGATCAGCGACAGCACCGTCACGGGGCGAGCCCTGGTCACAGCTGCCGATGCCGCAGCAGGCCGGACGGCATTGGGTGGCGTTCCGCTTTTGACCTCCACCGCCCCATCGAACCTTGCTGCGACTGCCGCCGCTGGGACGGCCAGCGATGCAGCGCGTGCCGATCACGTCCACCAGTTTCAACCAGTAGATATTGTAATCCCCCTGAGCGGAGAAACATCAAACCTGACGGTAGGTATAGCGGTAACCATTCCATACTGGCCGAGAGCGCAAGTGCTTACCGCTATTCCGGTGTGGATGGTGAACACCGCTCCGGCTGGAGCTGCGATTCAGCTTGACATTCGCGTCGGGGGTACGTCAATTTTTTCAACGCTTCCAACGATTGCAGCGGGCGGCACCAACAGCACGACCACCACAGCGGCTGTATTTTCGACAGCGTTCGTTAGTGGTGGGCAGACAATCGCACTGGGTAGTTCAGTGGCATTCCACGTGTTGCAGATTGGCAGCAGCACAGCTGGAGCTGGGCTGAAGGTTGCACTCCCAGCGAGGAGGGCTACCTAATGGAATTCTGGGGAAGTTCTTTTAATTTTATAGTCCCTAGTGCGTATCCGCTTTATGTGCAGGATTTTCTAGATCGCATGACGGCACGCGATGTAGCGGCCGGTGATTCTGGAGGACTGCAGGTTGAGGTGACCGATCTGATTAGCAATACGCTGCAGGCACTGGTAAATGGCGGATTCCTTACGGTTTCTGCCAATGTCATATCAGCGGCGAGTAGCATTATCAAAACCGGCGGATTCCTGACTGGTGCTCGCACCATACAGGGGGCATTGACGCCATGGGGAGCGGGTATGCCAATCCCTACGATTTTTAATTTTGTGGCTGGCGACTACAATCGAAAAACTGGGGCATTGGGAAATGGTACAAATAAGTATGTGTTGTTGGGAGTGAACAGCAATAGCGTCCCGCAAAATTCCTGTCATCAGTCAGTGATGGTAACCACGGCACCAACTGTCAACTCGGCATATATCGGCACTGGCGCACAGATCACCGGCGCGATGCACATTCAAACTGCTACAACTACGCTCGTGCAGTTTCGCAACAGAAATTCTGTTGTTTCTCAGCATGGCACAAGTCCAGCCGCTGGATTTTTTGCCCACAGCAGAAACAATAGCGCGAATTACAGTGTACGTTATGCCAACACCAGCGCGACGGTTACCCAGGCTAGCGAAACACCGATAAACGCGGATACCGGATTGTTTGCACGTATTTCAGCTCCGTCAACTGCGTCGCTTTTTTCAAATGCCCGCCAAGCTGCTTGGACATTTGGTGAGGCTGTGCCAAGTAATGATCTGGTAGCCCTTGAGACTATTATCACTGGCTACATGAATAGCCTAAACGCTCTCACCCTAACATGAGAATCCTCTACAACCCCACAACCGGGCAGACCTTCCCCGACCCCCGCACCGATGGGGGCATGATCATCGGATTGGTGCCGCCTCTGGTGGTGCTGGAGGTGATCCAACAGCCGCCGCCGCCGCATGATCCGGCGACCCAACGACTGGAGCCAGACGCTGGCACGGCCGACCTGACGGCCGGCACCATGACAAGGGGCTGGCTGGTGGTGACACTGCCACCCGCGTCGGATTGGCTGGGGTTTGCCGGCTGGCTCTACGTGTTCCCGCCGATCGCTGCCGCCATGGAGGCCGCCCGCCTCAGCACCGATCCTCAAGGCGAGCCGGCGACCACCGGCCTACCCGCTGCCCTGCAGGAGGCCAGGCAGAACGAGAACTATCCCGCCTGGGCGGCAACCTGGGGGCAATTCCTGCTGGCCAGTCAGATGCCCCCCGAGGCGCTCGCCGAGATCATCGGCAAGGCCATGGCGTGCCACCTGCCCGCAGATTTCATCGCAGCCCTGCAGCCGCAGTTGCCGGGGGGTGAGGGATGACGGTACCGGGGCCTTCTAAGACTGAGCAGATTTTGACAGCCGTCGAAGCATTGCTGCAGGATGCGTATGGCATCACAACGGACGGTCAGGGGAATAAGCGCATTTACAGGGGACGATCTGAAGCGATTGCAAGGGGGGAGGTGCCAGCGCTTACGCTCGATGCTGTAGCGGAACTGGCGAATTCCAAGGTAACCAACTGTAATGTATTTTGTACTTTGCTGCTGAGAATCAGGATCCACGTACAGGGTGATGCTGCTAGCAGGGCGGCGGATCCGATTCGCTGCAGCGTTCATAGCCTGTTGTTTTCGGATCGGTTTCTAGGTGGCCTAGTGCATCGGCTGCGACGTAGCGAGCGTCGCGCAGCGGTCGAGTGGGACGATGAGCAAGGCGACAACATGCCTGGTTCTGTGGATCTGTTCTACGAATATGATTTCACTACACTGGAGGCAGACCTGACCCAGTAGGCCATGCCGCGATCTGCTGCCCCTCCATCACCACCGGAGCCGCCCCCGTTGCCGACCCATGCGGGGCGGTACGTGTTGTCTGAGGCTGGTGATGCCTGGGACCGGGTTGATGCGGATGCCGCGCCGGCTGAGGGTGTCGAGCCGGAGCCAGCTCCGCTGGCCCTGCCTCCAGCGTCTTCGTCTGCGGCTGTGCCGCCTGCTGATCCTGCCCCCCCCGAACCCGAGGCCTGAGTCATGTTTTTCACCAATCAAGCGATCCTGACCTATAAGCCGGAGGTTACCTACGGCGTGGCGCCTAGTGGTGACTACATCCCGTTGAAGGTGCTGGCGGATCCCTCGTGGACACCACAGGCGGGGGATACGGTTGAGGATTCTCTGATCCTGCCCTATCCGACCGGCAGCAGGCAGGTGAACGTCCGGCGGCACCAGACCTTTACGTTTCAGGTTCAGCACAGCAGCAGCGGCACCGCTGGTACGGCTGCGAATTATGCGGGCCTGTTCGCCGCCTGCCGGGTCAGTGAAGCGCTTTCGCCCACCACCAGCGCAACCTATACCCCAGCCGTCAGCACTGCCTCTAGCGTTACTCTGCGCTGGTCAATGATCAAGGCAGATGGTACCGCCAGCCTTGTGCATGAGATGAGAGGCGCACGTGGTAACGTGAGCGCTACCTTCAACAATGATGAGCACGGAACGATTCAGTTTGCAATGACTGGATTATATGGGGTGCCGACCGATGGCGCCGGCTTTAGCAGCACCAGCTACACCAACCAAGCTAATTCGTTTCCGTTGCAATCCGGTAGCGCTACGGTCACTCTCAACTCTGTGGCGGTCTGTCTGCAGTCGTTTGAGTTTGATGCGGGCAATGAAGTGATCTTCACCAGCCGTGCAGGTTGCAGCCCTCAGGTGCTCATCACTGATTCCAAGCCATCGGGTTCGATCACCATTGAGCAGAAGACCATGGCAGCTCAGGATCTTGCCGTGTTGTCAACCAGTGGGTTAACGTATCCGATTTCGGTGCTGAACTCTGCTGGTGGTGCTGGCAACACTCAAGCGATCAACATTGCCGCCGCTAGCTTCGGTCTGCCCAGCTACTCGGCCGGTAACGATAAGCTATTGCTGCGCACGTTGCCGTTTACGGCCACTGGTGCTACACCGTGGTCGATCGTGCATACCTGATCCATTCATTTATCCTCACCCAACTTTTGAAGCATGGCTTTCGTTCTTTCTTCCGCTCGGCGTGATTATTGGTGGCCGCTTGCTATTGATATTCCCAAGGATGGTGGTGGCTATCGCCGGGCTACCTGCAAGCTGTTATTCAAATGGCTGCCGCAATCTGAAGTCGAACAGATTATCGGTGTAGAGGCAG